GGCAGGAACAGCAGCAGGGGCGGGCACGGTCGACCCGGTCGTGCGGAGCCGGCGGTCGGCGTCCGTGTTGGCGTACCGGCAGGCGTCGCACGCCTTCTCGCCGTTGCGCCGGTGCTTCTGGTAGCCGCCGCGGGTGCCGCAGACGACCGGCCTGGTGGACCGGGTCGGCTTCTGTTCGCGGGGCTTCACCGCCGGCCGTTCGACGCGGCGGGGCGCCCGCTTCGCCTTGTCGGCACGCTGCTGCGGGGTGAGCCCGCCACGGGTGCCGGCACGGTCCGCCGCGGGCGTACCCCGCTCCTCGAGCAGCGCCGCGGCGAGGCATGCCGCACGGGCCGGACAGGCGGCGCAGAACTTGCGCGCCTTGCGCAGCTCGGTGCCTGACTCGGCGAGGAACAGATCGGGGTCCGCTGTGGCGCACGCGGCGCCACGCTGCCAGTCGCTGGCCAACATCAGAGCTCCTTCGGTGTCGGGTCGGGGTTTGGGGGTGGGGCCGGCGGCGGTCATGCGGCGCGGCTCTGGGGTCGGCCGGCAACGGTGTAGGCCGCGGCGGATCGGGTGGTGGCCCAGCGGTGGCCGCAGCGGCAGATGTATCCGTGGGCGATCTGGTCGCCGCGGCGCCGTTCCTTCGCCGGCGGTATGCCGGGGGCCAGGCAGCGCGGGCAGGTGTCCGTCACGGGGTTCTCCCGGCTTGGCAGTCGGCGCACGGTTCGGGTGTCGGCCCGGCCGGGGCGGTGCCGCAGGGCCAGGCCCCGGGGCGGCGGATGTGGTAGCAGGGGGCTTCGGGTTCCGACGGCGCGGTCCGCTGCTTCGGGGGTCGACCGGTAAGCGACTTGATGTAGCCGATCAGGTCGCCCTGTTCGCGCATGGCGGCAATGTCCGCCTCGTCGGCGGTCATCAGGTCAGGGCCATATCTACGAAGCGGGCGTAGTGGCCCTGGAACGCGACGGTGATCGTGGCGGTCGGGCCGTTTCGGTGCTTGGCCACGATCAGGTCCGCCTCGCCAGCGCGCGGGGACTCCTTCTCGTAGACGTCCTCACGGTGCAGGAGGATCACTACGTCCGCGTCCTGCTCCAGCGACCCGGACTCACGCAGGTCGGACACCATCGGCTTCTTGTCCTGCCGCTGCTCCGGGCCCCGGTTCAGCTGAGAGAGGGCCACGATCGGCACCTGCAGGTCCATGGCCAGCGTCTTGAGGCCGCGGCTGATCCGGGACACTTCCTGCTGCCGGTTATCGCCGGCGCCCATCGACTCGCCGCCCATGAGCTGCAGGTAGTCGATGATGATGAGGCCCAGGCCCTGACGGCGCTGGACACGTCGGCAGTGGGAGCGAATCTTGGCGAGGGTGACGCCGGTGTCGGCAACGATATGCAGGGGCGACGCCTGCATGTCCTTACCCGCAGCGATCAACCGGGCGACCGCGCCGTCGTCGACGGGGCCCTTGTGCTTCATGTGGTGCAGCGGGTAGCGGGCCTGGGCGGAAAGGAACCGCTTCTCGAGCTCCTTGCGGCCCATCTCGAGCGAGAAGAACAGGGTGGGTACGTTGTTCCGGATGGCGGCGTTGCGGGCAATGTCGCCGCCGAGGACGGACTTGCCCATGGCCGGCCGGGCGGCGATCAGGATGACCTGCCCGGCCTGAAGGCCCCCGGTGAGGCTGTCGAAGTCGTTGAACCCGGTGAGGAGGCCGTCCTTGGGTCCGTTCTCGCGGATGTCGACGACCTCGGCGATGGTGTCCATGATGTCGACGCCGATGGACATGTCGTCGGCGCCGAGGTCGGTGAGGCCGGCAAGTCCTTCGAGGGTGTCGTAGGCGTCCTGGACGATCTCTTCGGGGCTGCGGTCCTTGGCGTGGACGCTGACCGCCATGCCCTTGGCGGCGGCCAGAACCTTCCGCAGGGCAGCCTTCTCGCGGACGATCAGGGCATGCTGCTCGGCGTTCGCGACGGTGGTGACGGCGTTGACGAGTTCGAACGGATAGGTGCGGCCGCCGCAGCGGATCAGTTCGCCGTCCCGCTCGAGCCGGTTGACGACAGCGATCGGGTCGTGCGCGGCACCGGCGTTGTGCAGGTCGACGAGCGTTCGGTAGATCGTCTCGTGGGCGGGGCGGTAGAAGTCCTCCGGACGCACGATCTCGACGACCTCTTCGCCGGCCCGGCCCGACAGGATCATCGACCCGAGGACCGCCTGCTCTGCAGGCACGTCGAACGGGGGCACGTTGCTGGACGAGTTGCTGTCGTCGTGCGGGATGTGCTCGTCGTGGTCGAAGGTCATGCGGCGGTCCTCCTGTAGTCGGTGCCGGTGAACGGCACTGCGATGGAGCCGCCGTCGGCGAACCGCGACATGGTGCGCGGGCCGAGCGGCTCGAGGGTGGGCAGGTTCGTGGAGATGAGGGTGGGGAGTTGGTCCTGCCAGCGGGCGTCGATCAGCTGGGCGATGGTGTCGACGGTCCACGGGTACAGCTGGCTGGCGCCGAGGTCGTCGAGGGCAAGGAGCGGCGCCTTGGCCCAGGTGCGGAGTCGGTCGTGGTCGACCGGCCTGTCGGCAGCGTTCTTCAGGTCGAAGTCGCTGACGATGTAGTAGCGCTCGTGCCAGCCGCGGCGAATGAGGAGCTCGCCGACCTTCCACAGGTGCCAGGTCTTGCCGGTGCCGGGCTCTCCAAGCAGCAGCAGGGAGGCGTGGGAGCCGGTGAGGAAGTCGTCCATCCAGAGGCGGACTTCCTCGCGGATGAAGCCATCGTCTGTGAATGCCTTTGGCCGTCGGGCGAGGTAGCGATCGAGGGTCTGGGCGCGGATCTCGGCGCGGGCTACGGCCTGTTCGGCGTCGTGCCTGCGGCGCCGGTCTTCGGGGTGGGTCATCAGAAGGGCCTCGAGTTCTTGTAGTCATCGGCGGTGGGCACTGGTGCTGCGGCGCCGGTGGAGGGGTGGGGGCGGTTTGACGCCGTCCGGGTGCCGCCGACGGCGTGGAGGGCTGGCCGGGCGCCGGGTGCAGGCATGGGCGGGAGTTCGCCCCAGCCCTTGAGGAAGTAGTTCGCGGACTCGACGTCGGTCCGGGCGGCGGCCTTGCGGGCGTGGTCGACCATGGCGGGGACACCGCTCTTGGCGATCATCGCGAGGATCGGGAACCAGGTGTTGCCCTTGAAGGGCCAGCGGACGTAGATGCCGGCTGCGGTGATGCTGTCGACGAGCGGGCGTGCTGCTTCCGGGATGCCGTACCCGTCGTCCTGCTGCTGGCTCTCCTGCTTGCTAGCTAGAGGGGTAGTAGTTGAGGGGTTAAGAGGGGTAGGGGTCCCGGATTCCGGGACACTGACGTCCCGGAATCCCTGACACTGAGACGCGTCAGTGTCCGCATTTTCGGGACACTGGGAGTTCGCGTCAGTGTCAGGAATTCCGGGACGCTGAGGAGGCGCGTCAGTGTCAGCGATTCCCTGACACTGAGACTCGGGGAACTTGGCGATCTGGTACTTGGCCGTGCCGTTCTTCTGGCCGGCCGCGAGCTTCGCGAGAACACCCTTCGCGATCAACTTCTTGAGGACGGCGTACAGCTGCGAGCGGCTGAGCTTGGCGCCGCGGAGTACCTCGGGGCGCTCGACGCTGTTCCACGTGACCCGGGTGTCGTCGTTGGCGTCCTCGGCCAGGACGACGAGGAGCAGCTTCTCCCTGTGCGTCAGGGCCTCGGGTGCGCTGGTGAGCACCTCGACGATCAGGCGGATTCCCACGTGGCTTCTCTTCTCTCGGGAGGGTGTCGCGGTGGTGGCTTGCGGCTGTGTCGTGACAGCCCTCATGGAGGCTTCGGCGGGGCGGAGTTGCTGCCCCGGATGCCCTTCCAGCGTACAACAAGGTGACCGGTCACCAGTAGGTCAATAGAGATCCATTGGGGGCGCGCCGCAGGCAGGGGGTGCACGGTCACTGCACAGTCAGCTACGCTGTCGACATGACGACGAAGGGAACCCCCGGCCGTGTAGTCCGCATCGACAACGAGACGTGGGCCGCATACGGGGAGCTGTGCAAGGCGGAGGGAACGTCGAGGGCTGACGACCTGCGCCGACACGCACATGCCCGCGTCGAAGCGTGGCGCAAGGAGCAGGCCAAGCAGGGTGCCATCCACCGCCGGCTGGCGAAGAACTCCGACTCCTGACACGTCCCTCCCCTTCCTGGCCCCGCAGAGCGGGGCCTTTGTCGTGCGCTCAGGCGGCGGTGCGGTCGCGCTGCTGGCGGTGGATGGCGTGGCGTTCGCGGGGTGTGAGGCCGCCCCAGATGCCGGCGCGGCTTCCGGCTTCGGCGCCGCCCTCGATCCGCAGCGCGTAGTCGAGGCACTGGCGACGGACAGGGCATCCGTCGCACACGGCTTTCGCCTCGTCTGCGGCGGCCCGGAACCGGCCGCCGTTGCCCTCGGGGAAGAACACCTCCACGCCGACGACCCGGCACCGGGCGTGCTCCTCCCAGTCGGCGCTCACGCCGCGGCCTCAAGTTCGGGGTGGCGGACCATGGCCTGCTGCAGGTGTTGGCGGGTGACGCCGAGCCGGGCGGCGGCCTGCTCAACGTGGGCGCCGAGCCGCATCAGTTCGCGGCCGTCGTGGGCGAGGTCGGCCTCGCGGGTGGACGCGGCGGCACGTGCGGCGAACGCCTGCCTGTTCCGCTCGAACCCGCCCAGGTGCTCGCGTTCGGCCATCCACTTGTCGTGGGCCTGCTCGCAGCGCCGGCACATGGGGAGCTTCTGCTGCCGGTGGGTCCAGTAGCCGCGGTCGGTGCCGCAGAACCCGGTCCAGTCGGGCAGTGCCTCAGGGTCGTCGATGGTGTCCTCGTCCCAGGCGCCGGGGCCTTCCCAGCCATCGCGGGTGGCGTAGCCGCGGCCTCGCTTGGCCAGCCATGGGGCGATGCCGTGGTCTTCGGCGGTGCCGATGGATGCCCAGATGTAGAAGTCACGGACGGCGCGGGCGAGACGGGCCGTGACGTGCTCGGCGAAGCGTGCTTCCTGAAGGGTCTCGACGACGCAGATGTTGATGTTCCGGTGGATCTGAGTGACGGGCCAGCCGGTGGCGGCGAGGGCGCGGAGCCGGCGCCGAGTGCCGGTGGCGTCGATGACCGCGGCGTCGACGTAGTCGTCGAGGCGGGGCCAGTAGGCGAGGATGGTGGCCGCGGTTTCGGGGCGCATCTGCGAGATGGGCGGGCGTCCGCAGTTCGGGTACAGGAGGCGGCTGAGGTTGCTGGCGTTGACGCCGGCTGCTTCGGCAAGGTTGTTGATGGACATGCCGGTGGCCTGGATTGCTTTGACGTGGTCGCGGACGGGTGCGGCGTCGACGAAGGGCTGCCACTGGCCGTAGCCGATGAGTCGGCGTCGTCGTCGCATCCATCTGGCTTTGGCGTCGCGGATTGCCTGGTCGGTGGTCATCGGTCTCCTTCGCTGGCGTAGAGGCTGCGGATGCGGTGGGCGTACTGGTCGAGCTGCTGGTCGAGGTCGGGGTAGCGCTCGGCGAGGGGCTGCTCGAGCTGGCTGGTGCGCCAGGCCCGGTAGGCGGCGACGTCGCGGACGACTCGGGCTCGCCGTTTGGCTGCGCGGTGCCAGGACCAGGCGATGACGAGGGCGAGGGTGAGCCAGATACCGGCGACCCAGGCGAGGTATCCGACGGCGGCGCTCATGACTCGGCCCCGCAGGTTCGGCAGACAAACCCGGCCGGCGGTACGTCAAGGCACACGTAGCACTTGGGCTCGACGAGCAGGCGCTCGGGCAGGAAGCCGAGTGCGCCAGCCAGCGCGACGAGATCGTCAACGCCGACGATGACCGGCTTCGCGGACCGGTCGCGGGCTGCTCTCTCGATACGGCAGACCGTGCTGAAGCCGACGGGCTTGATGCCACCTTCGGTGGCTTTGGCGAGGGTGCGCTGCGACCATCCGCGCCGGATTCGCAGGGCGTAGACGTTCTCCGCGACGATGCGGGAGACCGGCAGATCGTCCGGTGTGCGGGGTCCTCTACTCATGCTGCGGCCGCCTTCCGCTGCTCGGCGCGGGCGGCCTGCCGGTCCTGTATGAACTCCCGCCCGGCGCGGGTGAGGACGTAGGTGTTGACCTTCTTGCCGTGAGCCTTCGGGTTGATCGACGGCTCTTCTCCGACCTTGCGGAGGAGCTGCGGCATGTCGCTGTGGAGGGAGTCGTGGCCGGTGAGGGCGGCGAAGTAGAGGCCGGCGTTACGGCATTCGTCGTCGGGGACGATGAGCCGGATGTCGTTCATGCCGAAGGGGTGGCCGGAGTCTGCGAGGTGGATGACGGCCTGGTCGAGGACGGCGGTGGTCCACTCGGAGACGGGCTGCAGGGCGATGAGGATGTCGAGGATGCGGGCCCGAGCGACGGGGTTCGTGGTCATGACGGGGTCCCTTCAGAGTGGGATGCTGGTGGTGGGCCGGCCCGATTCCCGCGGGCCGGCCCGAGTCGTGCGGGCTGCTACTCGGTGGCCTCGGGTTCGGCGGCCAGCCAGGCGAGGAGCGGGGCGGCGATGTCGCGGGCGCCGACGGGCCGGTCGATGACCTTGCGGTTCAAGCCGGGGCAGCGGGACTTGAGGACCTCGAGGCGGTTCTCAAGGTCCATCGCGACGGCGAGGTCGAACTCGTACTCGATGCCCTTTCGCTGCTCGGGCCGCATGCCGACCCGCTCCGGCTTGCCTCCGTTCAGCACCCACTCGGTGTAGGAGCGCATCGAGGCGACGACGTGGCCGGGGTAGTCGAGGATCGCGGCGACCATGTCGTTCTGGAGTGGGGTGCCGTCCTTCCAGCCGGCGAACTTGTTGCCGCCGTACTTCGCCTTGGCCTTCTCGACTTGGTCGAGGGTGCCGTCGGTGCCCTTCCAGAAGTGGCTGAGGCTGTCGACGAAGACGGTCGGGTAGCCGGCTTGTGCGGCGGCGTCGAGGGCTCGGGCGAGGTCGCGGGGGTCGTAGCGGTCCATGGGGAGCGTGTCGAACTGGATGCCGCCGATCCCGGCGTAGAGGCTGGCGGCTCCCTTCTCGGTGTCGATGACGGCGAACTTGCGGCCTTCGGAGAGGCCGTGCGCGATGCTGAGGCCGGTCCAGGTCTTGCCGGAGCCGGACATGCCCTGGATGGACAGTCGCGCTTTGCGGCCGGCTTTGCTGGCGGGGCGGAAGGCGAACTGGCCGACGTCCTGCTGCGGCTGCGGGCGGGCGGTGCGGGTGGGCGGGGGCAGCTGGTTCACGAGTTCTCCTGGGCGTACTTGCGCTCGACCCACGGGGGGAGCGAAATGTGGTGGGTGCCTTCGCTGTAGGCGGGCCAGTGGCCGGTGGACAGGCACATGGCGTAGGTGTGGAGGGCGCGGTCGTTGAGTTCGTCGCCGATGACTTGGGCGGGGAAGTCGAGCTCGGCGACGGTCACCAGGTAGGGCGGCTGCTTCTCCTGGAAGATGAACCTGAAGCTGCCGGACGGCGGGATGAGCCCGAGCTCGACGGCGATCTTCAGGTACCACCGTTCCTGCTGGTGGTAGCCGTGCTCGTTGACGGCCTTCTGCAGGGCGTCGGGGTGAACTGATCGGGCGGTCTTGTAGTCGACGATGTCGTCGGGGCGGAGCCAGTCGAAGCGGGCCCGTCGCCAGGTGCCGTTGTCGTCGGGCCAGAAGGCGGACTGTTCGGCGATGCCGCTGCCGGGGGTGAGGAGGTCTGCGGCTTCGGGGTGGCGGGCGAGGGCTTCGGCCATGTCGTCGATGCGCTGCCGGGCTTCGGGCTTGAGGGGCACGTTGCCGGCGGCGCGTATGGCGGCGACTCGGGCTTTGGTCTCGTCGGTGTCCCAACGCTTCTCGTCGACGACGACGAGTTCGGGGCCGTTGCCGAGGATGACGGTGTGGGCGGCGGTGCCGAACTCGAACTCGGGCTTGTAGGGCTCGGGGTGGTCGAGGAAGTACTTGAAGCGGGCGGGGCAGTCGGTGAGGCGGCGGATGCCGGTGGAGGAGAGGCTGCCGCCGGGGATGGGGTCGGAGTGGTACAGCTCGGCGGGGATGTCGTACAGGCCGGGCTCGACCTCGGCCGCGGTGGTCACTCCGCACCGTCTTGTTCGTCGAGGCAGTCTTCGCAGACGGGGCCTTCGGGTTCGCGGGAGAACGGGCCGCAGGTGCCGTCGCAGCGGACGCAGGCGATCATCAGAACGGCTCTCCGGAGTAGGTGCTGGCGGGGCGGGACCAGAGCGGCATGCGCCAGGTGCGGAG